GTAGGATAGATGTATCTCATGAAATACGGTTTCTTGTCTGCCACAATCCGCGCATTCAGATCACGTCTTGCGACATCTGCCTCGGTATGGTCTTCGTGCAGCGTGTTTGCATGCCGGTCATACCAATAACGCGGCATGGGCTTACAAATGATGCCTTTGGCTTTATCTCCTTTATACCCTCGGTTTCCCGATATTTATTAGGGGAGTAGACTATATCACCACCCGGCATAAAACCGGGGCACGGCACTTCCCGATCAGGAATTTCACCTGACAGGTACAGACCTCATCGTCTCTTAGAGACGGTACGTCTTAGTCGTTTGACCTTCCTACGCCTCACGGCATAGGCTTGGCACCGGATTAACATGTGTGTGTATCATATAAACGCCCATCGTCTACGGGCAATAATCGAGGATATGTAAGCAGGCGATGTACCATAGGCCGTGGCAAGCTCCGCTTTGGACACTCCATTTTCGGCAGCGGCGCGGATTGCAAGTATGTCGTCGGCGGTGAATTTTGCCCCATTCGGATTTGTGCGCTGTCTCTCTGAATAAGCCTTTCGCGCCTCATCGCTCCAGTGATATCCGCGACACCTATCTGACATTATGCGCCCATAGGCCGACCGTTCCTCGTCTGTCCAGCCTGCATATCGGGCTTTGCGTGATGCCGACATCTTGGCGCGAGTCTCTGCGCTCGCTTTCCTTCCGGTCATGTTCACCCGATTCTTTTCGCCTATCTTGCGCTTCGTTTCGTCTGATAGATGCTTGCCGAGGTTATATCCGCCGTCTCCGCCATCATGCAGATTATAGCTCATTGAGCGTTTGCGGTATTCAGCGATATACGCCATCTCCAGCTCGTTGAGGAGGCCGGCGTCGCTTACAGCCTCTATGACGGCAAACTCGAAATTAGCCTCGCCATACTTATTCCAGGCATTCTGCAGATATGGATTATCGTGCTTGCCGGATCTGAGCAGCGACCTGTGAGAATCCCATCTGTCACCGAAGTTCATTCCGGTTTTGCCGATATAACTCATGCCATTTACCTTATTCGTGATCCGATAGATACCGAAATCTTTATAGATATCTTTCAAAGTAGCACCCCCTTTCTATTATTTTTGATACACACATTTAGTCTCCCCGGTTAGCAGCGGGAACCCGCCACACCCGGCATTTGCCGGTTCACCGTGTTATTCGATACGCATTGCTGCGTAAAGGCACTAATTAAAATGCAATTTTGCTGGTAGAGCTGACCGCACTTGATTCTGTAGTCCAGAACCCTATACTCCTCGGAATCTGCCGGGAATTCTGCCTGCACGTCGAACATGGATGTAATCCAGTTGGTTGTGCGGCCGATGTCATCACCGAAGCTGGCAATGTTCGCACGGATCAAATCATCCTCGGAGACCTCGATTTTTGCGCCCTTGCGCTGCGCACAGAAGATTGTTGGCATATGGCGAATGTTATCCACCAGCACCCTGTTATCGGTCAGCATCACAAGATCGCCGTCTTTATCCGCGCCATTCAGAGCCTGAGAAGTTGTATCCCACGCATTGAGCAAGGTGCAGGTTGTCATATACTGATACCAATGCTCAACATCCACGCCTCTGGCGACCTCCATCTTGCGGATGTTGTTATGGCAAGTCATGGGCGCTCTAAAGCAAGCGACATGCGTTGCATCCGTAGCAGCCCAGTACCCGTTATAAATCTGGCCAGATTTCAGCAACCCCGTCACGGGCAAACCAAATATGTTCTGGCACAGAGCATAAGGATCGCCACACACAATCGAATAATTGCCGTGAACGCCAACTACGCCGATCTTTGCTCTCTTTATGCGATTCTCGATCTGGTGAAAAATCTTGCGCTTGATATAAGGATCGTCAAACATCTTAGGCTCAACCATCAGGGCAGACGCAATATGGTCAACATCCAAATTCACCACATCATCCTCCGCCAGATGAGTGCCCTTTAAGAAGATCAATGCCTGTCGATAGTCGCCGTCGATCACGCCACGAATCTCGTCTATCGTGGGCTGAATTAGTTCGCGAACCTGATCGTCATCGAGCGCGTAGCTCTGGATAAACTGGTAGTTTAGATTGCGACGACTCTCCAACGTCTTGGGGCATGTCTTCGTTACACCGAATGAATAGTGATTCTCCGCGCAGCAACGCAGGTAATGCTCTATGCTGTTGTAGCTATTCCACAGCTTTACCATAGAAGTTGTAAGAATCAGTTCAACGTTGGTCAGGTCAACCTCGTTACCCCAGGCGTCCTTAACAATGCGCGTATGAGCCACATTGTCCGCGAACTCCAGAAAGTCGAAACAGAACACCATGCCCTTCTCCCAAGAAAATCGCGTATTCATACCACTGGCCACATAGTCGAGATTCAACTCTTCTGACCAACGCTTGGCCAGAGAGGGGAGCATCAGTCCATAACCATCAGACTCGTCCAGCGTAATCTCGTAGTCTTTTATGTATTGCATTACGGGCTCGTCAACACCCTCGTCATTCAACATAATGATGTCCTCCTTGAAGGTCGTCTCGCAGTCTGGAACTACGAGAATGCCCCTCGGCATAGACACCGGTGTTGAGCCGCTACACGTCAGAGCTCGGTACGCTTCCAGCTTGGCGGGGATCTGCGGGATAGATGCGTCACGACCATTTTCGATGCGCTCACGGAGTTGATATACCAATCGCTCGCTAACGAACACGATCGTTTTGTTTTTTACGCCACCGTTCGTTCCTAGCAAGCGGGCGTAACGGATACCATTGATCTTGAAACCTCTGCAGGCTCTGCACAGATCCTTGTCTTTGTCAATCACGAGGTGCATGTAGTCCGGCTTAAACTGTACACGATCCAGCTCTTCGTACAACCTCTTGATCTCCCGACGGTTCTGTATGGATTGAGGTTGCTGCTTGATTGATCGAATATCGGATTTAATACGTGCCGCCTCAGCTTCTGTATCGCCAAGTCCGTTAAGCTCATCAATCCATCTCAACATCTGACTATCATTCAATGAAATAACTTCCTCATTTCTGCGTGCTTCAGGCAGAGGAAGAGTCAAGTCCCACTTTGCCTTTTTCAGGCGCGTACTGTTTATCTTAAAAATGTATCGCTGGGATACCTGTTGTTTCGCCATCCATTGGCCTCCTAACTGCTCTTATAAATTGATTGTAAAGATTAAAAAATATATGGCCGCTCATTCATACTGCGAAATGTATCTTGACCATTCGCGGTAGAACTCCTGGCGCCTTTCTTCTATGTACTGCTCAATCTGCTTGTCCGTCAGATCATCGCGCTCATCATTATAATATTCGCATGGTGTTTCGAATTCGCAATCGTCACGCCATAGACACATACCACATTTCTTACTATTGTTCATGCAGCCTCCATCATATCTGCCGGCATCGCATCGGACACCTGTTTGTATTCTAAATATTTGCGTTCTACATCGCGTATCCACGCGATCAGCAAGCTACGCATACGCTTGCTCGGAATGTAAATCCACACTTCTTCGCCGTCACGGATGGCGGATCGCCAGATCCACTGTACCATGGTGGACAGCGCGGCTTCGTCTTCTCGAACATCCACACCGTTACTCTGGAAATACCTTTTCTCTTCAGGCTTCATAAAAATATTTACACAGTACGCCAATGCCCGTTTATGGCGGAAAGCATTGGTGGCGCGTGAATTAAAGGCTAAATTGCTATTGTAATAGCCTTTCCCTCGCAATCCGCCTACAGCATCTTTGTACGAAGCCCACATACGGCATTCGGACGGTATATCACTGCAGATGTTCTTGAAGTAATTCTGCAGATGCTTTCGCATCTTATCTAGCTCGGGATCGCCAGAAGCTTTGCGGCGCTGAAACCATTTTACAGACAGCGCAGTCTTGTGATCACCTATGCTATTCAACCTAGCGTGATCAAGAATATGTATCTTATCTGACAACGTGCCTACGTATTCCGGAATATACCCGCCATCCTCAGCAAAGTAATATGTATTTTCGTCCGGATGCTCAATGCCAATATACTTGAACTCCATTCCGTGCATATCAAAGTAATACTTTAGCGTCTGTGCCGGAAAGAGGTAGGTTAGAACGTAAACGTCATCAAAGGCTTCAAAAAAGCCACGAGACATCATCCAGTAATATGTATCACCGTCTCTGCTCGTAATCACAAAGCTACCATTGCTGGCTAGATCAAATACGTCCTGAAAGCGATCGCCTTTGTATTCTGGGGTTTCTTCCGTGATAGCGTTCCCGCCATCCTCCTTAATCCAACCCATCTTATATGCGATATCGAGATCGTCTTTCTTTAGCTCAAATTCTTGAAACACATCAACGGCCTCGTCAACGACAAGCGTATAATGACCAGCCCGGATTAGATCCAGCACTTCCGGCTTGAAGTGCCTGAACATCTGGTGTGTGCTGGCAATGTTTCGCTGATCCTTGAGAAGCTGCACGACGTGGTTATACTTACTGAATCCATACTCAGACAGTTTATCACTCGGTTCAACAAACCGGAGCGAGGGGCAAGCGTTACGAATTCGGCTCGCCTCGTCCAGGAACGGCGTGATGTAGATAAACCGCTTATCCGGATTCTGATTCATATGGTTAATGATCGCGGTGCTCTTACCAGAGCCCATGATCGCGTCACATACCTTTATAGACATTCCATTCCTCCAACATGCTTTGGCGGGGTTAATATCACCAAAGTGGTTCTAAAATCAAAAAATCGATGCTCAAAAAGCCTGAAAAATCGGCACTTTTGAAAATCGTTCAGAAAAGAAAAGTCCAAACATTTCTTCGTAGTTATTGTTCCTAAAAAGCATTGTCTACAATGCCTCATAGGAGGGTTATATAATCTCTTCTGTGACCAGAAGAGGGATCATGATTGTAATGTGCTTCGCTTATATTCAATGTTCAATTTTCAAGGTTCGTGTCTATCTACTTACGCCATATTTGCTTCGCTCTCTCCGATAGAGCTGAATGTAGCGTAGCAGTTGCGACTGCCCAGATTAAGGCTGGTGTACGCTTCCTCGATCTCTTCCCGGGTGATACCAATGTAATCCAAAGTTTGAGTAGAAGAGGAGTGTCCGAAGATCTTCTGGAGCAGGAGCAGCTTGCGCGGGTCATTTCCGCTCATCACCATCTGATGGTAACCAAATGTCTTGCGGAGCGTGTGGGTAGCAACCTTACATTCCAGATGGAGGTCTTCGGCGATACCCTTGAGGATACGGTCAACCGACATTCTGGAAATAGGCTTGTTCTGATTACAGCCACGGTTGCTCTCACTGCGGAATAAGAAGTCGTCCAGCTTGCTCGGGGCGTGCTGTAGGTATAGGGTGACGGCTTCCATTACGGAATCGTTGATCGTGATGTAACGGTTCTTCTGAACCTTGCGGGTAGTCTTAGTTTTCTTCTCAAGAACCGGGAATGTGGTCTTGAAAGAGAAACTGTCATCGATCAGCTGACCAAACCTCAGTTGGATCAGATCGCTAACTCGCAAGCCGAAGTTAATGCCCAGAATGAAGAGCATATTATCTCGGTACCTCCGGTGTTCTACCAGGTAAGAAGAGATACGGTTGATATCGTCTACACTCTTGATAGGCTCTGACGTATGCTCTTCAGCAAGCTCAACGTCAACCTTCTCAGAAGCGGGTTGGATCATCGAAGCGGAAAGCTGACGGCGGGAGGCCATGACACGATTGATGTCGATGGACTGCTTCTGGTCAGTGGGCTGCTTCGTGAAATCGATGTAGAGGATCTCTGCCATGGTGTATCTCCTTTTCAAATGCTCTTATTCATTGATTGAGTATATTAGAATTATAGCATAAGATGACTGAAAAGTCAATAGAAATTGCAATAATTTTGAAATTTCTTTCAAGAACGCGATTTATCCGTATCTTCTTTTGATTGCTTAAATTGATGGATCTTTCGTGTTCATTAAATAGAAAGCATTTATTCGTACTCTCTGGGAAGAATAAGCAGTGAAATATGGTAGTCAACAATGCCTGGTGTGATGATGGTTTCTTGGGTACAAAATGGGTGTGGGAGGAGGATCAACTGAGGGGAAAAGTTCTGCGCGTGGGGGCTTGAAAATATGGAAATATGCCCCCATGTTACATAGTGCCGAATTGTAACATAGACATATTGACAACGTGGGCACATGGTCAAAACAAGCCCATTTCAGCAAAACAAAAAAACATTTCCTATTATGCATGGGCATGTGTGCATGGTCTGTCGATATTTTGCAATAATTTGAAATAAAGATTTAACAATTTCCTTCCCCTTTCCTGCCCATTTCCCCATTTTGATTGATTGACATTTCTTGCAAATTGGTTTATAATTTTCAATGTGGAAAACATCCACGGCGGCAGAAATGCCGTCAATATACTGGGCTTACGTTGTCCCATGCAAACAACGTATAGCCGCCCACGGCGGCAGGAAGGAAAAACCATGCGTTACATTATCATTATCACCACGGCAGACGGACGGCAGACCATTAACCACATTGACGCCCAGGACGCAAGAACTGCCCACGAACACGGCGCAGCTATCGCCCAGGACGCAAGCGCAACCATTCGCGTATACCCGGCAACGCAAGACGAACACGGCGCAACTATCGCGGCAGGCATAGCGCG